AGTGTTAGAGTTGTTTAAAATAAATAGTGTTGTTTCTTTGGTGAAATAAATTTCGACTATGTACATGTTTTATTCATTATTAATTTTCGATTCTCATCGGTTCACGAACGACAGTATATAACTTACTGAATTCGACTTCGTGAACTCGTCGTGCATAAGATAAACAAATTAATGCATCGATTTCTGTAAAACCGAGGTGCCCATAATAGGCAACCATGGCTGCAATGCCATCATTTTGTGCTTGTATGGTCTTAATACAGCACAAATCTTGATCAACACTACGCTTCGCTTCGCTCAGATTTTGGTCACTTGCATAATCTTTAGACAAAAATTTGCACATTCTACGAAAAATGTCTGGGAACATGCCATAATCAGTCAAAAAGAAACCTGCAAACTCACCATATTCGCACTCATGATATTTAATAGCGTGCCCGAATTCATCCAAGTATTTACGACCTGTATCAGTCATCTCTGCAATTAAACTAAGAACCGCCATGTCATCACCTTTATACAACTCGAGTATGATGTCAACAAAAGTATAAAACATATTGATAAGAATCATATTGCATATTGTGTTCATACTGAAAGTGAATGGTTGTCCGGAATGTTGTTTCAAAAACCCATAAAAATCGAAGTGTGGATTACGAAGTTTCCATTCAGTGCGCATTTTGACGTATAATCGCCGCATTTCATCATTCATACCCATTATTTCAAACATTAGTTCTTCAAAGTATATCATAATGTCATTGAACGATGCATCCCATTCTGTAATGTCTGACAACCGGTATTTATGACCGCGTCGTTTTTTGCGTTGTAACAATTCTGCTATTCTATCACCTATCTGGTCATCGCGGTCTTTCGTTGCGATAATCACATTGTCTGGCAATAATTTCATGATACATTCCAGAAGACAGCGAGAATATGCTGCATAAATGCAATTCATTTGCTTGCTCCATGCGCTAACACCTTGTGCCGCTTTTATCTTTGCATCGAAACCTAAAACAGGATCATATTTGCCTTGTTTCTTTGCAAAAAATTTAATATCGGGATTGTCTACATTCAACATGTTTGCTATTTCTTCGACATTAAACACTGACGCTTTGGAATCGTTTGAGATTTTCGTTTGCAAACTACGCAAATATTCCTTATAGTGGTACACCAAGCGATCTTCGGTACAATGGTCTTTAACTGATCTTTTGAAAGCATCAATACTAACATCTTTATTACCTTGACACTTCTTTGCTAATGTGAACAACATCTTATTGGCTAGCCTACTAACCGAACCCTTGCTATGTAGCTTGGTTTTCTTTGCATAACGTGTTATTACGCATTCTACAGTTTCTTTCGCACTGGTACTATGTGCTTGTCTTAGAACTTCAAAATCACGAGCAATTTTAAAGCATTTTGTCGGTTTGTCTAAGCGTGTAAGCACCTCAGGATCGATCTTCAAAAGGCCCATAACAACTGGATCTAAACGTGCGGGTTCTATGCGTGACACTAGTGGAAAATGTTCATTTACTACTGGTAAGCATTTCTTGATTACATCAACGACCATTAATTCGGTTGCTTTAAAACGATCTATATCAAGATCGTCGGCAACAATGGTATTACGAACGATCGTTTCTTCGATCATCGGTAGAATATTATCATCGTGCAATCTTACTTCACTAAACTCTTCATAAGTCTGCAATATAGAACCACCTAATGTGAAAATTTGTTCGATTTTATCCGTATTACCATAAACGACTAATTTGTTAGTGTGTCGACTAATTGCAACGTAAATCTGTTCAGGTCGATCGAATAAACCTGTTTCAATTGCGTAGTCGTCGATGACAAATGCTGCATTTTCATACGTTGAACCTTGCGCAGACGTAATCGTCCTTGCATCCAGGCGTTCAGCAATTAACTTTCTTTTTGTGTCCTGATTATACGACATATATTTGAGTGTTTTATCTTTCTTTTTGCTATCACCTTTATATATGCTATTAACTACATTAGATGACGTGGTGTAATTCTCATTATGATAAGCATTGAGTATTTTAACAATGTCTTGTGGCATACGATAGGAGTGCTTCAATGTGTTAACGATTCCAAGATCTTCAAATGAAGGCATATCGACATACAATTTTTTGAAATCAAGCTTGCATATTTGACGATTGTCACCTAAACAAACTATTTTTGCACTAGGATTAAATAACTGCAAAATTGCATAGTAACATACCGGTAAAAAGGTTGCTTCATCTGCTATTATTATGTCTTTTCTTTTGTCGTTCAACAGAATTACATGCTGAGTGTACACATGTTTCGCACCCCTTTGCCGCCAATCGTCTGCACAATTAGTAGTCGGTGCCATAACAAACACATTTGGTTGATTGCCATAACGTTCCCATGCATGCGTTGATTTTTTCGAACCTGCGACACCAAAAAGGCATTGCATATCCAAATCAACATCATTTACTGCTGTGCTACGTAACTTATTGAGCAACGTGTTCATAACTGTAACATCACGTGTTTGTTGTAAACTATTTATAAACTGACCAATTTGCTTTTTGGTAACACGCACCTGCATTCTCTGCAAGCCGTGTTTTGGTAAGTCTATAGAGCACTGACCACTACCACTAAGTAATAAGTATATTTCGCCGGAAAATACGGAGCTGTTCTTAGCACGGTATACGATCACGTGTGAATACGTTTCTTCGAGCACAGTTATCAATGCAGTAGCAGGTGGAAAAACTTTAAGCAGTAATCTTTTCGGTGTACGCATTTTAATCCATTGCGCGAGATCATGGTAAAATAATTCGGACCAATGTGATGCCGCATCACAGATTACACTTTCATGATAAGGAATATCTGTGAACGCTTCATAGTTACGTAATTGTTTGAAACTATCTGTAAAGCCGATGTTGAATTTGCTAATGTCTGCATCTGTTGCGCCTACGTAGATATAACCATTCATAGGTGGTAAATTATTGCGAAACCATACGTTACCTAACATGCCTGGTGCACAACTAATCTCTGCCACGTCTGTACTGAAAGTACCTTTTATCAAATCAACAAGTTCTTGATATTTTGCTAATACACGTTCTGAACCCATACCTGCCCGCATACCTACGAACCAGTAATGGAAACCGTTGTAATTAACTGTAAAGCGTGGATTTTCTCCAATGACGACGTTGACATTATTTCTTATATCGAGGATATTATACCCGATGTTGTACATATTAACTAATGCATATTTTGTGACTTCTGAAAAATCTTGGTTCCACACACCTTCAATTATGTATTCATCAATATCGGAGTTACCCAATATTGCTGGTGTATAAACTCTTGGATTTGCTAAAACGTGTGCTTTTAGAGCAACGAGTAATGCGTTGTAATCTATCTCTATGCCTATTGATCGAGCGCCTTCAATGTAGCTTTGCATAATACAATGGCCGATTTTGAAACGTGTTATGTTTTCATCTTTCATTCCTTCGAAAACTTGATGTAATTGCTTAAACTCACGACCACGTGCATGCATCAGCGTTGGCATTTTGTATTCTGTAGCAATGCGCATAATAATGTGTAAAATCGTCTCCAAACGTTTTCCATCTATGCCACATGCTATTAGTGGTAAACAAACCATTTGATCGGCATTTTGTAATTTAGTGTACATGTCGTTCACCGCAGCTGCGATGTCGCGATACGTTGGTTTGTCATTTGTATTTCTCTTCGTCACTAGCCACACGATGTGATCATTTGTTGCTTGGTCAATCACATCACGTACAATCCATGCTGTGCCCACTTTCAAATTTGCATTTTGAGGTAAATCGCCGAAATTGCGAATAAAATCCATTACTATGCCACTCGACCACTTATGATCGGCGGCAACACAATGAGCCATTATCCTACCTTTTCCTTTGTTAAGAAATAAATCTGCATCAACTACATTCACGTATCTCTTGCAAATGAATGGGTTTGGTATCTCATCAACGACTTCGCCTATAGTGTCGATATGTTTAATGTCATTGAAAATTTGTTGTGGTATTTCTGGTGCGCTAGGAACCACTATTGGTTCTTCTACTTTTTCTTCTTCGTTAGCAATATCATCGACAATCGGTGGTGTATTAATCGGTTCTTCCATTTTAATAATTGGTTTTAAGATAGTGCGATCGAAAAACAATATATCACGTATAACTTCTTTACTCTTGATTTTATGTTCGCGTTCAGAATCATCTAAGCTAAATTTGATTGGCATGAGATGGTCTGTATAAAACGTCGTCGTAGTATTTGTTATTATCAAATTATGACTTTTAAAAACGTGATCATACAAACCGACGCCAATGTCTTTAACATACGCCATCCTTGTTAATTTTGTAATTCTTCTGTCATCTTTCACGATTTCAGCAAAACTACGCATGACGACTTTGTTATCTAAATCATAGCCTTGGTATCTATTCATAAATTTTTCTGTGTATTTATGTTTCCAATTTTTATCTATATACTCATCAAAACCGTTAACAATATTTTTAAAATATAGCCGTATGCAAGTTAAGATATTATCGTTGTGATATTTCCTTATATAATTAAATGCTTCACTTACATTGGTTGTTCTCTTAGTGCGATATATTGCACCCATAATGAATAAAGTAAATACGCTATCGTTGAATGTTTCGAAATCTGGTTCCCAAGCCTGGTAAACTATAATTGATCCGATACGAACACTCGATAGCTCGCCTTGCATGACTGTAGCAAATCCTGTCCAATGGTATTTATCATCAAGCTGCCTACTCGCGTACCCTAACATTTTATATACTGTTTTACGGGGTATTACAAGTTTTGGTATATCGCTTTCTGGTAAATACAAATTGTGTTCAACATAATAGCGTAGATTTGGCACTATAACGTAGTTATTCATTAACTTATGTAGAGGTATGCTATGCATAATCCGCTCAATGGAATGCGGAATTCTTTGGAAATACAAATAATGGAAACAACCATAACTTTTCTTTATCTCCCATACGATATCAAAAGTTTCTGTTTCAATCTTTGTATGTGTTAGCCATTTACGCCATTCATGGTAGTCGTGTTGATAAACGAATGAATAGTCATCAACGCTGAATACAAACTTACCCTCAATATGTTTAATATTAAAGAACTTCTCTTCAATGGTCTTGAAATTAGAATCAATCAACGTTAATGGTAAATACATCCAGCAATGAAGCCTGAGTATACCATGATTGTCGAAAGTTCGAATTATATCGTCGAATGTGAAGTCGTATAAACTATTTATTGAGATTGCAGCGTCTGCTTTATAAAAACAATTTTGCGCCCCTTTGTCGCAAGTTACTGATATTGTGGGGTCAATCGTGGCTTTTGCGTGAATATGTTGTTGGTCTTTACGATATTTAGTGTTATTTGCATAACGAAAGTTTGATCTTGCATCATACAAATTACATGTATGGTGAACTTTAATATCAGACATTATTCGGCCTCCAATTTCAAATATCTTAAAATTCATATTTGTTTCTTCATGAACGATTGAACGTATATGATCATAAGCCATATCATTTAATATAGCTGGTATAGGGTGATCTATATTTTTGAGTTGTTTAGCTGTTGGATTAACGAGAATTAGCCTATGCGGTGAAATGCGTTGTAATTCACTGAGCTCTGCATCTGTTAGACAATAATCGACATAATAAGCATTCTTGATATAGTTTGCCGTCCTGTCAATTAAGTGTCTTCCATATAAATTATTAATAGCTGTTTTGTTCTCTGTGGAGAGAATGTCGACTGTAATCGCTTCCATTTGAGCGGTACAATAAACCTTATGTTTTTATTTGAG